TTAACTGGCGATGTATGTTGATAGTTTATCGACAACATCGTTTTTTTGTGTTTTGGAAAGGTGAGTGTAGAGGTCCATAGTGATGGATATTTTAGCATGTCCAAGTCTTTCTTGGGCCATCTTTGCTGGTACTCCGGCCTCAAACAGTAAGGAGGCATGTGTGTGTCTAAAGCCGTGGGGGGTAATTGGTTTGAGATGATATTTTTTGATGATCTTTTTCAAGCTATCTCTAAGCGAAACCGGTTGGATAGGAAACATTTTCAATGGGCCTCTGATAGGTCGAGGTAATGTCTTGTAGTATTCTCTTGCAAGGCGCATGGTTTCAGCATCCATTGAGATTGTTCGTTTGCTCTTTTTGGTTTTTGGCTCCTGTTCAACCAGGCCTTCCTTGGTTCGTGCTATGGTCTTGTTAATTCGGATAGTGTTGTTTTTGAAATCGAAATCACTGTCATCTAAGGCAAGCAGTTCGCCTATGCGTAAACCGCCATAAGCAAGAATGCGATACATGACCAAATCTCTTGGTTTTTTATGTTTCTTGACAATATCCAGGAATTTATTGAGTTCCGCTTTGTCGTAGTAATTTTCAAAATCATCTGTTTTAGGGCGATAGCTACAACGGGCCCGGATAGTCTTATCCATTGGGTTATTATCTAGTACGCTAATATTAACAGCAAACTTAAAAATTCGATTAACAAGGCTGATGTATGAACCGTAAGAACGGAACTGAGATAGATGGTTCACCAATTTTTGACAAATCAAGACGGTTATTTTGTCGATTTTGATATGACCCAAGAAGGGTTCAATTTGTTTGAAGTAACAGTTTTTTGTCGTCAGAAACGTAGATGCTCTGACGGTATTTTCATATTGTTCAAACCAAAGCTGGGTCACTTCGTGGAATGTGGTAGCGTTGTTCCGTTTCCAAGATCCTTGATTTTCGTATTGCTCAATCAATGTTACTTCAGCACGCTTTGCTTCCCGTTCGGTTTTAAAACCTTGTCGTGTTGTGCGGACTTGCTTACCTGTTACAGGGTCAACACCAAGGTAAGCAACAAACTTATAGGCGGTTTCGCCGTTTTTCTTTTTGTATTTTTTTATCATTTTGTTTTCCTTTCTCTTGCGCTGGGGAGTGCTTTTTGAGATAAGGATTGGCATCATCTCCTTAAAATGATATAATTAGAGTACGCAAAAGGTCCTGCTGAATAGCTGGTCTTTGCTTATTTGGTTACCCTACACTCAAGCTTGCCGGCGGAGAGTGTGGGGAGTTTTTTTGTTGACAAATTTAATAAAAGTATTATATAATTGGTGTAGCTAATCCATACGATGACTGCTCGTCAATCGTTAGCTCTGAACCGTTCGCGCTTGCAAGGCATCGAACGGTTTTTTTACTTATTGAATTGTATTAAGTCGTGTTTAAACTTTCTATTTATTAAGAAAACGATGTGATCCTTATCCTTGAATGTAGAGTCGATAATCTCACAATAAATCGGAAGCATTATCCAAATTATTCCTTGAAGCACTTCTTCTAAATCTGATAGCATTTCCAAATAAGAAACAGGAATATAGCTTGTTTCAAATTCTGAGTATATAAAATCGATTTCATTTCGAAAGGAAATTCTTTCAATGTTACCATGAACAAAGGAGCATGCTTTTGAATATTGTTTATTGTATATTTGATTTAAAATTGATTTATATTTTTGAGGAACATTAGTATCTATGTAGATTTTTTCTAACCTTTCTTTATTAGCATTGAATGATCTTGTGTTAGGTTCTGGGTAGTTTAGCATCCGTAGTGCGTTCTCAAGTATTGAACGGAGGTTTAAGTAGAAATATCTTGGGTTATTTTTATTTACCTCTTGAAGAGAAAACAGGATATCTTCAAGTAAGCAATAATAATATTCATTACAATCAATATGATGGGTGTTATATATTGTTTTCAAAAAAATAAATTTCTTTGTAATTCTAACCAAGCTATTTTTTTCTTCTTCCATAACTTCATTACAAAGATGCTCAAATGTCTCCAGAGCTTTATCAATATCTATTTTTAAAAGTTCCAAGGGTTTCATATTTTAATACCACGACAGAAGATTGTTGCTGCCCTCTTGTTTATTTTGTTTTTGTTCAGCATTGATAGATTTTAGATATTTTAACATTTTCTTTCTAGCGATATCGATTTGCTTCTCGTCGTATTTGTAGATTTCTCTAGTAAGACGTGCGACAATCGTTGTACGCGATCGCATAACGTAAGGAAGAAATTCTATTTCGAATACTTGTGACAAATATGAAGAAATTTCAGTATTGTATCTAAAGAGATTCTTTGATAAAAGGATTTCGGAATTCAAACCAATTAAATTATACTTTTTTATTTCGCTTCTATTCAGAATATTTATATAGTGCAAGAGATTAAACATTAGAAAGCTCCTTATAAATTTTTTCATCTAACTCATTAGCTATAGCTCCAATAGAATCCTTAGAGTCGCTGTATTCAATGGCGATATTTCCTTTTGCACCATTTTCAAGGGGGGTATGATTGAACATCTGAGATTCAAATATGGCTATATTGCCTTTTTCACGATTCTTTTCTTCGAATGCCTCTTTTATTTTTTGAGTTTTCTTTGGGAGTGATTTTTGTATTTTGCTATATATTACACCCAAACATTTAAGCTCTAATTCTTCATCTCTTATTAATTTATTGATGACCTCCATTAGGGAATTAATACCAAGAATAGAGTAATATTCAAGATGGTTTGGAACCAGATAAAAATCAGACGCAATTAAGCAAGCATCAGTATAGGTTGTTAAAGTCGGGGGACAATCAATAAAAATATAGTCAAATTTAGCTCTTGCGTTTTGTTCTCGCAAAAATGTTCGAATTTTTTTATTATTATTCCCTTGAATATAAACTAAATCTAAATTCCCAGCAATTATTGAAAGATTCTCACTTAGCTCAACTATTGTATTGCTATCTAGAGGTTCAGGGGCACTAGCTCTAGCAGTAGGAGTTGGAAAAAGATTGAGAATGTTTTTTCCGCCTTTTATCATATACTCTTCATAAAAATATCTATCGAACGGAGTTTCTTCAGATTCTGCCTCTTTCCATAGCGCGAAAAGCTCCTTATGGAGTTGTTTTATCGCATTTTTATTTGTACCGTAATAATTTATTAAAGATTGCGTTGCATTTGATTGAGGGTCTCCATCGATTACTAAAACTTTTTTATTTGCCATTTCTGCAAAATGCGTGGCAAGCCCAATTGTTAGAGTGGTTTTACCTACTCCGCCCTTCATATTAATTATGCTAATGACTTTTCCGTTTTTTGTCATCTTTGACTCCTTTGATATTTGTTAATAATTATCCAACTAAATTTAAATACTCTTCCTTGACCATAGTCTCATCAGCTATGGTCTTTAATTTGTACTTTTCCATAAAGACCAGGTAATTGAATTGAGTGTGGTCCTCAGCAATTTCTAATTCTTCTTTCAAAAGGTGATGGATCATGTTTCTGTTGGCTTCCAGTTCACATTTTTCACGGAACATCCGATAAATGTGTGGCATATGTCCTTTGTGGCCAAGTTCGTGTAGAGTGACTTGCACTCTCTTTGTTTCAGGGATTGCATCACTTAAGAACATAGTCAGTAATTCGGGGATATAGAAAGCTTCATCCTCAAATAACTGATTTTCATAGATTTCAATTTTTACCCCAAACTCTTCAAAAAGTTCTTTCTCTGTCACGGGCAATCAATCCTTTATCGTTTTAGTTTATAAACGGTGCTACGGTGTTCGATTTGAAAAACTTCGATGGTGACAATATCATCGTGGATAGTTGCGATAATACGGTAGTTTCCGACACGGTAACGCCATTCTCCTGAGCGGTCGCCAACTAAACCTTTTCCGTGTTGTCGTGGGTTAGTGCAGCCGTCTAGGTTATCTACAATCCAATTATAGATTTCTCTTGCGATATGCTTATCTAGTTTTTTGAGCTGTTTGACAGCTTTTTTGGTCAGGTTTACCTTATATTGCAAAGCCTAACTCCTTTGCGACTTCTGATAGGGTGTAGCGTGTGCCATCGTCTTCTGATTGTGCCTTTCGTAAGGCTTTGAGGTCGGCTTCGTCTTCTAGTTTTTCCAGGAGCATTTCTGTCACTAAGTCATCTAGTTTGGTGTTATGTTCTTTGAGGTACTCCGCAATCAAGTTATCTTGATGTGGTGTTGTATTTAGTGTTAAAGTTGTCATCACTTTTTCTCACTTTCTTAAATAAATTTCGATGATGTTCTGAATTGCTTTCTTATCTTCATCAGACAGAGGCTTACCGTTGAATCGCATGGCTGTTCCAGCCAATCGCTCAACATCCACTTCTTTACCTTCAAAGTAAAACTTCTCAGTTTCATCGCTGGCAATCCGTGGGTTGTCTGTCCGTCCGAGCAGGTAGTCTGTCGATACGTTAAAGTAGTCAGCGATTTCTGCAATTCGTTCTGAATTAGGTGTAGATTTCCTCATGTTATAGATAGTATTCCTGCTGTATCCTAGTTTTTCTTCAAGTTTATTTAAAGAAATTCCTTGATTTTCAGCAAGTTCTTTAATTTTTTCGTAAGCCGAAAACATTGATTTATCAACCTTTCTAGAGCATTACAAAAAATATTAAATAAATTTACTACAAATCTGTTGACAGATTACAATAAATTTACTACAATAGTTCTTGTAAGTTAAATAGTTAGTAAGTACACAAGTAAAAACTTATTCAAAAAAATAATAGCTTTGGCGAGCAGAATGTATTGATTGAACGGTGTTTTATCAAGTGTTTTCTTTATGGCTTTATTTTAATAAATTCATTTATATATGTCAAGAGATTTACTAACTTTTTAACTAAGTTCTTTGACAAGTGAATAGAAACGTGGTATGATATAGGGGAAAATAAGTGTTTCGATAAACCATCGGACAAAGAAAGCCCCCTGCTAACTTCCACATAAGCAGGGGGCTTTTTGACACTATCAATCTTCGTCTAGCCATTTTTCAATGACAAGTAGAAGGATACCGGCCACTAACGGGCCGATGATAGATGAAATAAGTGTTTCTACCATTGGACTTCTCACCTCCCTTCGAGGCGGTATCGTAAGTGCCATTAAATATTATACCACGTTTCTATCAGTTGGATAGGAGCGTTTTTTATTTCGTGGAAAGGAAAGGAGAAAACATGAGTCAACAACATCAAAAATGGCTGGATTTGGTCAAGGAGCGAATGCAGCAAAAAGGATGGAATCGTTCGGACTTGGCTCAAGTGGCAGGTGTATCATCATCTATGATTACCCGACTGCTTAATGAAGGTCATGGAAGTGACGATTTGAAAAAACATATTTCCGACAAGCTTGGTATTCGCGAGCCGTGGGAATTGTTTGAGGGGCGTTAGGAAGGAGAAGGGGATGGAGCTTCAAGAGGTAAAACAAAAACTATCCGAACTTGAAAATCGAATAGCGACGAGAGAAAAGGAAATGGAAGAAGATAGGGTACTTATTCGGTATCTCCAAGGTTATGTTGCAGGTGTGGATTCGTTGTTGAATCAAAATTAAATTTAGGTTGATTCGAGAGAATATCTCTGGCATTTGCTAATACCTTATTCATTTCGTTGCCAATTGCATCGTAATTGGTTAGTGAAGATGAACTTGTTTTTTGTGGTTTAGTTTGTTCGATGATTAAGTCTAGCTTTTCAATGATGATTTCTAATTCAGATTTTGTGTCATCACGTTTGTTTGGCATTATGAAGTTTTTGAAATCTAAAATCATGTTTTTGAGTTTTAATTTCGAATCTTCGATAGTCGAAACATCTGTGTCATAAAATACAGTACGCTTTGAAATCACATCAAACGGCAAACGCTGATCGTGCTTGATGATTGGCACTACTGGAAGGCCTAGTGCTTGGCGGTATCCAAATTCATAAAATGCATTTGCATTGTACCCAGTCAAATCAGCAATAACTAAATCATCATTTTTCAAATGGTTGAGTATAGATTCGTTGATATCACCGTTGGTAGTTTCTCTATCAACTCTAATGACCTGAATATTTAATTCAGAACAAACAGGCTCGATTAGATAAGTGAACACTTTGTCAGCGTGGATTCTTTCTTGCGATCCAGCTTGACCTATTGCAGTGACAACAAAGCAAGTTTTATTAGACATTATTATACTCCAATCGTTTTATTTTTATTATAGCAAATTTTATCACGTTGGAAAGGAATTTTATGAACGAAATTATCAACGTTAGTGTGAATGATAATCAAGAGCCTGTTGTGTCTGGTCGGCAGTTGCATGAGGCTTTGGGGGTTAATTCACGATATACAACTTGGTTTGAAAGAATGACCGAGTATGGATTTGTCGAAGGTCAGGACTTTCTCCCAAATTTGGGAAAAAGTACGGGAGGTCGCCAAGCTGTTGACCATATTATCAAGCTGGACATGGCCAAGGAAATTGCTATGATCCAACGGACAGACCGAGGCAAGCAGGTACGGCAGTACTTTATCCAAATAGAAAAGGACTTCAACAGTCCAGAGAAGATTATGGCTCGCGCTCTGCTATTGGCTGACAAGAAGGTGCATCAGCTGGAAGCACAGATTGAGGCGGATAAACCCAAGGTGCTATTTGCAGACGCTGTGAGTGCTAGTCACTCATCTATCTTGGTTGGAGACCTAGCTAAGCTTATTAGCCAAAACGGATTTAAAATCGGTGCAAATCGCTTGTTTGCGTGGTTGCGTGAGAATGGCTATCTGATTAAGCGCAAGGGCAGTGATTGGAATATGCCAACGCAGAAGTCTATGGAACTAGGTCTGTTTGAAATCAAAGAGACGACTATCACACATGCTGACGGTCATATCTCGATTAGCAAAACTGTAAAAGTTACTGGCAAAGGTCAGCAGTATTTTATCAATAAATTTTTGGCTGATGATGTTGCTTGAAAAACAAAAAAGCCTGACGGCAATCAGGCTCTTACTAAAATTACATACTTGGATTATAACACACGAAAGCGAGGTTTGACAAGATGGATGACATTGCTGAAAGCTACATTACTCGATTTATCAGTCGACTAAAAGTCAGACTGGTAGAAGTGTTTGAGGTGTTTAACATAGAACTTGCGCTGCCTTTGCTACTCAACAGCAAGCAGTGCAAGAAGTTGTTAGGTATTGCAAATGAGACGGAATTCCAAAGGGTGTCACATCTGAAGGATTTCCCAAGAATTGATAAGAAAGGGTCGCACCCACGATTTCCACGGGATGCAGTGGTTGAGTGGATGCGTGTGAATTGGAAGTTGATATGACAGAAGCGATATTTACATTAGGAATTTTCGCCGTGCCAATCTTGGCAGTGGCAATTGCGGAACAGCGGAAAGCAGAAAAAGAGCGGAAGTGTGAAGAATTTGAAGAAATTCGGCGCAGAGACTACCTGTACGGCTTTAAAGCGGGCATGGGGTATCAGAGTACCTGCGACATTGAAAAAGCTCGTAACGGGCTAAAGAGAGACGCTCAGCAAGTGGATAAGGAGTGGAAAAGATATGCAGAAATGGTTGGATAAACTTTTCAAACAAGAAAAACCTGCTATCCCACGTCCGCTTTACACACTAGAGCAGGAAAACCAAATATTGCATGACATGGTCCGTGAAATCGCTGAACAACGAAATGAATACCGTATCGAAAATCAGCGGCTAAGGGATGAGAATGCTGTGTTGAGGAGGATTTTGGAAGGATGACGAACATAACAGCGATTGATAACACGTTTCAGCTTGTGATTGTTGGAGTTTAGGAGGTTTGGATAGTGCAATATATCTTTCAGAAATACACATGAGAATTATACGTCTATAAACAATGCTTGTTTGCAAGATGAAAGGTTAGAACCAGCCACAATTGGCATATTAGCGGTAATTTTATCGAACAAACCTGATTGGGTTGTATATCCTGAGGAAATAGCAAAAAGAATGGGAGTTAGCAGACAGTTTGTTAACAAGCATTTCAAAATACTAGAAGAAGCTGGCTACCTATTTGTGATTAAAAAAGGCGGTGGTCGAGCTAAAGGAGTAACTCCTTTTCGATTTTTTAACGACAAACCTTTCACTGATAAATTTAAGGAATATATCCAGCAGAAACTAGACGAAGAGTTATCCACAGGTAATAACGCTCAATGATTTACAACTGTTAAGTTTTACACTTTTGTAAAATACAACAGTTGAAAGTTACATTTTTGTAAAATACAACAGTTGTATCTGTGCCACTAATAAATACTAACTATATAACAAGTACTAACCTTAATAATAATCTAGGGGCTATCGCCCACTAATAAACAATAAGAGGCTAAAGCCTCTAACTAACTTAAAAACAAACTAATCGTTATATATAAATAATATATATAGGGATTTACAGAAGTTATCCACAGGAGGAAAATCATGAAACAAAATAACACATTTATCGTATTGCGAGATAAAGAAGGGAACTACTTAGCTGGGTTCGAAAACAATCCACAGGTTTTGGCATATTCGGCAGATTGGGTTAGTGCTATTAACGAGGCTTTGACAATCCCGGAAAAGTACTTTTATGGTGAGGATAATGAGCAATACTTAGCAATGACAAAGATGTTCGATGCTGAACTAATAAAGGTGCAGGCAGAATATACCTTGACAACTTTGGACGGGCAAGAGCCAGCTGAACCAGTCAAAGATGCTGATGATACAGTTGGAACGTTTTTTGAAAAAATACTTTCTGATATTTTGAGAGAAGACTAATAAGTGTCAGGTTGTTTAGGAGGTCGCTATGAAATTGAGAGAGCGTGAAAATCTTGTCTGGCAACGTGCCACGGCAGGAGAGAAGGAAAAGCTGCTGGATACAGGTCTAGCTGATAAAGCAGGGTATATCCGCCTTGTCAGAGAGCTAGGTAGAAAGTATGTGGCCTAGGAGGTGCGACATGGACGGTACTTACCCATGGTTTGACTATGACCGCGACTATCTACAACCTGATGAACCAAGTCAGGTACATGATCCTGATGAATGGGTGTTTCGTGGCGGTCAATGGATTTATGTAGGGGATGCATAATGACAGAGGAATTACTAGATACAATCCGACGGCTGAGGTGTGATTATTTCCACTTAGGCCGAGAGCTGGGCGAGATTATCAACGAACAACAGGACTTGATACTTGCCTTGAAACGAGAAAACGAACGCTTAAAGCGTGAGAAATGGAATTTGAAACAGACGAAAAGGAGAAAGAAATGAGTAATCTTGCAGTTATTCAAAAAGATATTACAGATGCCGTGAATGCGAAAGTGTCGCAGATGCAGAACGAAGGCTTGGTAGTAGCACCAAACTACGCACCAGCAAATGCTTTGAAGTCAGCATTTTTTGCCATGACCAACAGCCCAAGCGGGAACTTGCTTGAAAAGTGTTCGAAAGAAAGTATTGCCAATGCCTTGCTTGACATGGTTGTTCAAGGGTTAAGTCCAGCCAAGACCCAATGTTACTTCATTCCATACGGAAGTACATTAAAAATGACACGGTCTTACTTTGGAACTATGAAGGTTGTCAAACAATTGTCCAACGTGAAAGATATTTGGGCAGAGGTGGTCTTTGAAGGGGATGCACTTAAAATTCGCAATGATAATGGGCGCAAGGTTCTTGAAAGCCACGAAACAGATTGGACCAACCAAGATAATGCAATTATCGGTGCTTACTGCATCATTGAAAAAGTGGACGGTGAGCGAATTTTGACAGTCATGACCAAGAAAGAGATTGATCGCAGCTGGCAACAGTCGAAAAATAAATCTGTCCAAAATGCCTTCCCTCAAGAAATGGCAAAACGTACTGTTATCAATCGTGCAGCCAAACAATTCTTCAATACATCGGACGATAGTGACATCTTGATTGAAGCTGTTAACCGGACAACTGAAAATGAATTTGATGACAATCGCCAAATCAAAGAAGCAGAGCCAGTTCAATCAGCTGGGCAGGATATCTTGGACAAGATGACCGGAAAGACTGTCGCTGAAGAACCTGCAGAAGATGCAACTATTTCCGAAGTGGAAACTGTTGAAGAAGCAAGAGTGGATATTTCCAAAATGGAAACAACCGAGCAGGTCATCGATGCCGAAATGGGCGAAATCTTAGATGAGGAGGAACCGTTCTAATGTCTGAAGAACTATCTCTGTTTGACAATCTGGAAAGTATGGCACCAGTTCCGACAGCGACAGTATTAGATTTTGACTTTGAATTCACACCAGCCCAAATCACTATCGTGGGCAAGGATTTGTTGGAGCAGGCACTTACTGGATACGTTGAAAAATACAAGAACTATACCGTCACGGCAGAAACGTTTGAAGACGATGCCAAGGTCCGAACTGAGTTAAACAAACTGCAGAAGAAGGTCAAGTCAGCTGTTAAAGAAAAATTGGCAGATTACAACAAGCCCATCGACGAGGTCAAGGCTTGGGTGGACGGCTTGTTGGAACCTATTGCCAAAATCGGTAAGTCGATTGATGAAGGTGTGAAGGCGTTTGAAGAACAGGAACGACTTAAACGCGCCAAAACCATTGAGGAACTATTCCAGGAAGCTATTACAAGCACAGGAAAAGATATTGACATCCGTTTGTTCAGCAAGTATTTTGATGAGTTTTCTAAGAAGACGTGCTTTATGGCTGACAATGTTCGTCCCAATAAAGCCACAGTCAATATGGTTGCCAGCTTGGTAGAGGAAGAAGTGGCCAAGAAGGATGAATATGAGTCAGCACTAATCAAAATTACCGAAGCAGCTGCCAAAGCAGACTTTGGTCCGGCTCCTTACGTACGTAATTTTGAACAAGGAGCAAGCCTGGCTGACATCTTGCAGGCAATTGCTGATGATAAAGCCTTGGCAGATAAGACCCGTGAAGAAGTTAGACGCAAGCAACAACTGGCAAAACGGATCGAAGAGATGACTGCTATTGCAGAAAGCAAGGGACTAGATCCGAAGAAGTATGCCGATATGCTCAATTCAGGGACATCTGCACTTACAGTACATGAGGAGCTTGTTAATGACGCAAGAAAATGGCAAGAAGAGCAGGACCGAATGGAACAGGAATTCCTAGCTCAACAGGGAGCTATTCGCGGAAATGCTCAAAATCGCCCAAATTCTGACGAAATTCAACGAGAAAATATGTCAGAGGGTAAATATACCTCCGAACAGAAAAACGCGTCAGAGGACAAAATAAAGCTGAATAAGAAGGTGGTCAAATGGCAAGGTGATTTCAGAATTACTTTCCCAGACGGAGAGACTGCTAAGTTATTCGGTGGTAAAGGTGGTCTATATGAACAACATGGGATAGTTGTTGAGAAATTAGGGGAATGGACAAAAATCAATGACTAGACTAACTGAGGAGAATTACTACCAAGACCGTCAATGGTTGTCTAATTCTCGCTTTAAAGTTTATATGGACTGCGAAGCGAAAGCTAAAGCCATTGATGACAAGGAGTGGACGGACAAGCGTGATGATACTGCCTTACTTGTTGGAAATTATGTGCATAGTTATTTCGAGAGCGAAGAAGCTCACGCCAATTTTGTTGACACCAACAAAACTAGGATGATTTCAAGCCGTGGCGCGACTAAGGGGGAGCTGAAGAAAGAGTTCCAAGTCGCCCAGAACATGATAGATGCTCTGAAAGATGACGGGAAATTCTTGGGACTTTACCATGGTGCTCCAGGTGATGATGTCCGCAAGGAGATGATTTTAGAAGGCGAAATCTTCGGTATCAAGATCAAGGGTAAGGTGGATAGTATCAACTTGACTGAAGGCTATTTTATAGACCTGAAAACCATGAAGACTATCCGCGGTCTTGAATGGTCCGATGTGGAACGAAAGAAAATCCATGGAGCTGCTGCTAACATTTTAGGTTTTCGCTATGATGTCCAGCTGGGGCTGTATCAGGAATTGTTGCGACAAATGGGCTATCCAAATTTCGTTCCGTTCGTTGTAGCTGTCAGCAAGGAAGATGTGCCTGACAAAATGCTTGTCGATTTCCCGCAATATCGCTTGGATGAAGGTCTGCAATTCTTCGAAAATAACGTCGAGCGTGTTGCAGGTATTATTGCAGGCGAAATCAAGCCGAAAGGTTGCGGAAATTGTGACTATTGTCGCAGTAAGCGAACCCTGGACCGCGTCATCAATTTAGATGATTTGATTACCGGGATATTTTAGAAAGGCGCTTTAAATGACAAATTTTGATGAAAAAATGAAGCAGTTGAAGGAAGAATCTATAGCTGAATTTTCTCTGGTAGCTGGAACAATCGAAGAAGCTAGAGAGTTGATCGAATTGGTCAAAAGTAACGGCATCAAATGGTTCAGCGGAGAACCAATTGATCATATGTCTGAATATATTTATAAAAAAATGCAAACATACCCAGAAAAAAGATTTGTCCTAAATTTCCGAAATGGTTTCAACTTGAAGAAACAATTGACAATCTTTTGTACCTGGGAACACAGATAACGTGCCGTGAACCACGAAAAAAGCGAACTAGAAAGCGTGTCAATTGGAAACAATCAGTTGACAGTTGGACGATAGCGACTGCCCGTATTTAGCCAAACTCACACAATGGCAGTCGCTGGATTTTGGAAAAATGAAAAAAACAGCAATTTTAAAAACACCTTTTACATTAGAGACGAACAAGGAAAAGCAAAGTCTCAAAATTGTTGGTTACACTCACTAGAAAATAAGTGCAGAATTTGTGAAGCAAGAACACCAACTTTCATTGGACGAGAACGGAGATATGTTCGAACCGGAATATAGACTCGTCTTAGAAGCTGAATTTCCCGATAAACTTATTCTCGATGGTGCTTATACAGCAAAAGAGATTAGCAAGGACATTAAAGAAATCCAAACCTTGTTTGAGTTCATCGAAGAAAATAAAAAGAATTTGTTTGATGAATTGGGATTCCACGGAGTCATACTATGAAGTTGATTATACCTATTGAACCCAAACCGCAGAGTCGTCCAAGAGCTGGAAGACGAGGTAAACACGCAACTGTCTATGAAGACGGAAAGATGGTTGCGTGGCGGAAAAAATGCACTGAGTTTGTTAGACAGAATTACGATGGTCCATATTTTGATGGGGCAATCAAGGTAGATATGACATTCTACATACCTGCTCCGAAGTCTATGTCGGAACCGCCTAAATCACGGTCTAAGGCCAAGAAAGTACAACAGTATGATGACTTCATCAATGAGCGGATTTACGTAGATAAAAAACCAGATTTAGATAATCTGGAAAAAGCGGTTTATGACAGCATCAGCAAGGCTGGCAATGTTTGGACGGATGATAACATCATTGTCGAACATACAACGAGAAAGGTGTACAGTCCTAGACCGAGGATTGAGATTGAAGTGGAGGAAGTTGGATGAAAGACTACCAACCATTACTGTTTTTTGGTACTTTATGGCTCATCATATTATTTGTAGCTATGCTGAAAATCAGAGATTTAAGTCATGAAGTGGACGAATTAAAAACTAAGGAACCCATCATCATCTACCAAGTCGACAACGCTGGTATAGAAATGTTCGGCAAGGTCACGGCTAAGGATGTGATTGACGGACATTACTATGTCGAAGTTAGCCCGTACGGGAAGTTCCTCGTAACCAGTGAACAGTTTCACGAGATTGAAATCGGGCAGGAGATGCCAGAGTGGTTGAAAGGACGGAAAGAATGAAATTTCTTGACCTATTTGCTGGCATTGGTGGTTTCCGTCTCGGAATGGAACGTGCCGGTCACGAATGTGTCGGTTTTTGCGAGATAGACCAATTCGCCAGAAAGAGTTACAAAGCAATCCATAATACGGAAGGAGAATTTGAATTTCATGACATTACAAGAGTCACAGATGAGTCTGTTCGAGGAATCGGACGTGTGGATGTTATCTGTGGAGGATTTCCGTGCCAGGCTTTCAGCATTGCTGGAAAGCGAGCAGGATTTGAGGATACTAGAGGGACTTTATTCTTTGAGATTGCTAGGTTCGCATCTATTCTCAGACCTAAATATCTATTCCTTGAAAACGTTACAGGATTGCTCAACCACGACAACGGAAATACATTCGAGACCATACTCGGAGCGTTGGATGAACTGGGGTATGATGCGGAATGGCAAGTGTTCAACAGCAAGAATTTTGGAGTCCCCCAAAACCGAGAGCGGGTGTTTATTATCGGACATCTTAGAGGAGCAGGTGGACGAGCGATATTTCCTTTCGGAGGAGGCGACAAGGAGATTGGTAGCCTACAAGGACAATCAACAAATACCATTACCGCCAGGTACGGAGAAGCACAAGGGAGCGGGTCGTACATTATTGAGGGTCAACAGCCGAAAATCATCCAACGAGGCCACGGCTACAATCAGGGTGGCGAGCATGATATCACCCCGACATTGACCAGCAACAGCTGGCAGGAGAATAATCATGTTAAGGTTTATGATTTTTACAACCGAAAAACCAAAGAC